ACTGGTATTCATGGTGGCCTACCTGCACAGCCATTTTTGACAAATGCATTTGATTCAATGTCTGAAAATATAATTGAAACAATAGCTAAAAGATTAAACAACTCGATAAAAGGTTGATACTATTCCATATGGGTGTATATTAGCTTATAATCAAGATGAATTTTTTTAATCAATACTAAAGGTAGATATTTATGTCCACGGAAGCAACACTAGCAGCAGGTACAGTAGTTAGCTATTCACTATCAATTGACACTCCAGCATACACTGTATTAAATGGTGTAATGTCTGTTGGCGCAGTTGGTTATATAGCAGAAGCTAAGCCGAAAACAACCCTAGCAGATCTTACTGAAAAGAATGGCGCTGGAATGAAAAAAGCTCCAGATAAAACGATTAAAGGTCAATACTTCGGTAGCGACACTAATCAACAAGCTTTTCTTGATGCAGTTGATGAAACAGCTAGATTATTAATTAAAGTTGAATATCCTGATAAGCCCAATGCCGCTGGTACTGGTACTGTCGCTATATTTGAATTAGCAACGCTTGGTTTTGAGCTTGATGACGTTACGGGTGAAGATTGGATGATGTTCACCGTTAGCGCTAAGCAAAATACCTTAGTATTCACTAAACCAGTAACAGGCTAGATTATGGATAAGAGTGCGATCATAACCTTAACTAATGATAAGAATAAGGTAATTGCTGAGTTTATGGTTAAGAAATTAACTATAGCCACAAATGCCAGAAGATTATCAATGACAAGCAGGATAATAGATCTTGACTTGGATGATGCGGAGAAAGGTCAGTTATTAACTTGTGCGGCACTAGCTGCAACGGTTTATAATGTAGATGGCACTATTCTATATCCTGATAAAGATGGCGCTGATAATCTTTATAATGAAATGGATATAGAGGTTTATGAGGCTCTATGTAAAGCTTACGTAGAATTAAATCCACTTGAACCTACCTTAACTGCAAAAAAAAAGAAATCCTAAGTGACATTACGCTTTTATTAGTAAAGCGTATTTGTCAAACACTTAGAAAGCCCGTATTTGAGGTGATGGAGTATCCTAACTCTGAACTTGAATACTGGGCTGCTTTTTTCTCTATTGATGACAATAACGATAGACCGTCATTAACACCCTCCAATAAAAATGTTACAGTTGAGCAATCAATAGCCGATCTTAAAAAGGTATTAAACTAATGGCAGAATTACGCACCCTAACCTATGTCATCAAAATGGACACTGCGGAGGGTAAAGTAAAGGCAAATGACTTTAAAGTTACTCTTAAAACAATGTCGAAAGACACTGAAAAGACAACTCAAGCTTTAGATAAATTAACCAATGCTATTGGTAAAAAGTATGGCGTAAGCGCAAAGGCTTTTATTGATGAAACTCTATTAGTTAAAAATGCCACAAAAGATACGGCCAGAGAGGTCAACCGAGCAGAAAGATCATTTAACGCTTTATCAAAAGAGTACACTCACCTAGCGTCAAAAGTAGGGAAAAACGCACAGCAGCAAGAGAAGATGAATGCGCTTCATCGACTGGGTGCTGGAGCTACTCTTACGCAAAAGAAGGAAGTCGTACAGCTTGCCGCCACTCACTATAAGAACGCTCAAGCACAAGAGCTTAGTGCTATAGCATCTAAAAACTTAGCTGCATCAATAGCAAGAAGCACAGCAAACGCAAATAAAGCAAAAAGCAACTACGCTCAATTATCCAACGAATACAAGCACTTAACCGCAAGGACTGGTAAGACAGCACTTCAGCAAGAGAAGATGAACGCATTACATCGACTAGGTGTAAATGCAACCCTCAGCCAAAAGAAAGGCATAATTCAACTTGTTAATGCTCAGCAACTTCAAGTGTCAGCTAGCGGTCAAACTCAAAAGTCGATGCGAGGACTTAGGGGGCAGGCTCAGAATTTAGGTTGGCAATTTCAGGATGTCGCGGTTCAGGCTCAAATGGGTACTGATGCCCTTGTTATTATAGGTCAGCAGGGTTCTCAGTTAGCTTCTGGTTTTGGTGCTATGGGTGCTTTAATTGGTGCTGGTATAGCTGTTGGCGCAGGCGCTCTTGGTGTCCTAATGAAAGCAATGGGCAGCACAAAAAAGGAGGCAAAAGAGTTAAAGACAGAGGTAAAGGAATTATCAGATAGAATAACTGAGTTAAGAAGTGGAGGTAAAACATCTGCTATAGACCAAGCCCTTCAGAGTACTGAAGCTAAAGAACAGCTCGAAGAAACAAATAAGGCTTTAGCTAAATCAATAAAACTCATGGCGGCAGCGGCTATAGTTGCAAACGAGCTTGAAAACCTCAGTGCTAGAACAGGCACTTCAAGACCTAAACAGAAAAAACAAAGAGAAGAAGAAGCAAAAGAGTTAGCTTTATTAATTAAGGCTCACAGTAAACTGTCTGACGATAGAGTCAGTCAACAAGCAATAATTGACGGGTTAACCAAAGAGAATCAAGCAGCCAACAAAACAATACAAGAATCAGTTGAAGCCTTAAAATTAGAAATTCAGTTTTTCGGGCAAGCAGCTACTGCTATCGAGAATTATAAGTTAGCTAAAGATCTTGGTGAAGGTGATCAGGGTAACCTTGATGAGCTAAAAGCTTTGCAAGCAGTGCTTGTTGAGAAGGAAAAGAATAAAAAAGCTTCAGACGAAGCTGCAAAAGCCTTAAAAAAATCACAGTCTGAACTCGCTGCTTATATAGTGCAAATTGAACAAGAGAAAAACGCTATAGGAAAAACAAGCGAAGAATTAAATGCCCTAACAGCAGCTCGTAAAACTAGTGATACTAAAACTCAAAAAGAAATAATTACCACTTTAAATAAGATTGATAGTTTAAATAAAAGTGTAGAAGCTGATAAAGAAGCGGCAAAAGCGGCAAAAGCTTTATTAGATCAGAATGAAAAACTAGTTGAGTCCTTGACTAAGAAAGCGTTTGAGTCAGGCAAGGGACAAAGACAGATAGATCTAGAGACTGCTGCACTAAATAAAGCTACTGCAGCTCAGATGTTAGCTATAGCTGCAAAACATGATGATATTGATGCAAGTAAAAAGCAACAAAAAGCCATAGCAGACAAGAAAGCTGCGAAGGAGTCTGATGAAGCATCAAACAAAAGTTTAATTGATTCATTAACTATCCAAAACGAGTCTATCGGCCAAAGCAAAAAGCAGATGGATTTAGCTACTGCATCAAGAAAGAACGCAACCGATGCACAAAAAATAGCTATAGCAGCCGCCCATGATGAAATAAAGGTTAATTTGGCTGCTCAAAAAGTCAAAGATGATGCTAAGGCAAAAAGAAAAGAAGATGTAATAACAAGTAATGAGATGGTTGGTTCCTTAATATTGCAAGCTGAAGCTATAGGGCAAACCGCAAAAGAAACAGCCTTAGCTGCAGCAGTAAGAAGTAATGCAACCGATGAGCAAAAGAAAGAGATAGCGGCAATACATGATGTTATTCTTGCCAAAACCGCAGCGAAGAAAGTTACAGATGATGCTTTAAGTGCAAAGAAACAAGAATTAAAAACAAACGAACAGATGGTGAAATCCCTAAACAGACAGGTTGAAATAATAGGAAAAACCGATAGGCAAGTAGCTATAACTGATGCATCAAGAAGGAACGCGACAAAAGGCGAGATGGCAGCCATCAATGTAGCGTATGACAGGCTTGAGCTTGAAGAAAGTATATTACAGGCAGAGAAGGATCGAGAGATAGTTGCTCAGTACGATCCATCTACAAAGTTAGACATACTTGAGGAGCAGTACAAAAAAGAAAGAGAATTGCTGGCTGGTAATGTTCAAGGATTAATAAACATAGATAAACACTATGCCGATGAAAAGATTAAAATCAGTGGTACGTTCTGGGAGAAATATGCTGTTAATGCACAGGAAAGTTTAGGTACGTTTGATGAGATAAGTGCAGCTTCTTTAGATAGATTTACAGCAGGGTTTGGTAATGCCATAGCCAATGCTGCATTTGAGTCAGACAATCTTGGCGATGCAATGGCTAGTATATTCAAAGATGTCGGCAAAAACATGGTTGCGTATTTTGCTGAAATGGCGGCTCAACAAGCGGCAACTTGGGCTTTCGAGAAATTCATATCAACAGAGAAAAAAGCGGATAAAGCAGCAGAGGTAGGCACTACTTTAGCAGCAGAAACAACTAAATCAGGAATTGTTGTAGCAGCAGCAGTAGCTGAAAGGGCGGCACTTTATCCAATAAGATTAGCTGGCGCAACAAGTATAGCTGTAGGCGCACAAGCGATGGCATTACAAGCGTCTTTGGCTGCATTTGCATCAACTGCAGCAATACCTATTGTTGGCCCTGCATTAGCCCCAGTAGCAGCAGCAGCAGCTTTTTCAGTTGCAGAACCTATTGCGGCAAGTATCGGAAGTGTTGCTTTCGCTGGTGCATTCGATAAGGGCGGCAGAATACCATCAGGAAGCGCTGGTATTGTTGCGGAATACGGTAACGAGCTGGTTGGTGGTACAATGGTTTACAATGGCTCTCAAGGCTCTCTAGGTGTAACTGGAAGAGAGGCTACAGCCAAACAACAGGGTGGCAACACAAACAATAGTATTTCTGTAAACTCGTATGGCGATGCTTCACCTAAAGCTATTGCAAGAGCTTTAGAAAGAATGTTGAGAAAACCTAACAAGTCTGTTGACAATTCAGTGTATGATTCAATGAACCGTGGCAGAAAAAATAAAGGAAAACGCTTTGTCTCTTAATATATCAAACTTCCCTTGGGCTGATTGCACCATAGAAGAAAATCGGGTCATGTATATATCTGACTCGTTATCTTTAAAGCGGTCAAAAAGAAACACTGGTATTCATCGTTATGAGTTTGAACTTGTAACTATTGATATTGACCTAAAAGAGGGGCGGAGCGTTAAGGCCAAATTATCAGCAGCAGTTGATGACACCTTAATGTTCATACATCCTAGATTAAGTTACAGTGCTGGCACTGAACCTGCTGCAGGTATATTCGTCTCAGGCAACCAAGCTGCAGGCGTTAAGACTATTCAGATTTGGAATTCAACATCACAATGGCAGTTATTTGCTGGAGATTATATTCAGTTCTCTAATGACACTAAAGTTTATGAAGTTTCTGAAGATACATTGTTGCAAAATGGCGTACAAAATGTAAAGTTGACAAGTCAATTGAGAAATCCAATTACTGGTAACTCAAGAGTTACAGTTAACGGTGTTACGTGGCATTTAACGTCAAACGGTGTGATTGAGGCTAGTATGCAATCAGACAACAATCAAGATATTCAAATAACTTTGGTGGCAGTCGAAAAATTATGATAAACGCTCCTCAGATAGTTCTAGATTCATTAGCTTCAGATAGTGTCAGTTATGCAAATTTAATCACCATAAACCTTGGTGATGCTTACGGTAGTGGTGCTGACACTATACTGTATTACACAGATTACGGTCATAGTATATCTTTTGCTGGTAATACTTTTACGCCAAACAATAGCCTTTCAGAATTATCGGGGATAAGCAGAAAGGCATCTACTGGATCTGATGCTGTTGATATTGTATTTGGAATAACTGATGAGGACATAGTAAGCGCAATTAGTTCTGAAAGGTACATAAACAAACCAACAGTAATTGAGCGCGTAGTTATGAGTGACGGTGTTGTTGTTGGCGATTTTGCTATCCCAGTACGAACAGCATGGGGTTTGAGTCACAGTATATCTGGCGATCAAGATGAAAGGCAAATAACACTAACCATTGATTCATCCCTAGGCGATCTGGATGGTGATAACGGATGGTATGCCATCAATGCTTCGCATGAGCAAAGATACAGTGGCGATAAAATAATGAGGCATAGCCAAACGGTTATGACTGAAGACCAGCAAAATAAATACACGACAAACTTTAACGGTGTAATAAATAGCCAAGTAAAGCCTCCAGCCCTATCAAAGATATACGGTTATAAAAATGCAGAGTTAATACCTGTCTGCATGTTAAACCACAGAAAAACACATACGACCTATAGGCATTACTTCACTACATTTGTTTATGTAATTGCTATCGGTGATTGTGAGAGTGTTGATATATCCAATCTAAGAAAGGGCGATGAAAAATTTAAGCCAACATTAGTGACTGGTACTAACTCAAACGTAGGCGGTTGGTCTATGAAAGTTAGAACGCCTGCTCAAAACAACACATCAGTAATTGACGATCCATATCTAAACTTCTTTAAGCAGAGGATGGATACTCAAGAGTTAGCCCGATTAAATGGAATGAAAGGTAGGGGTCTTACATTACTATTTCTTGTCAACAGGAACAGGGATGATTACCTTACATCAGCACCAAAGTTAACAGTCCCAGTGAAGGGTGCAAAGGTTCTCGATCCAAGAACAGGTCAAACATCATTCACTAGAAACCCTGCTTTACAGTATTCGGATTTCTTGCGATCAACAGAATATGGCGCAGGTAAAAGAGGGATAGAAATATCTGATAACAACATATCGGAAATGGCTAACCACTTTGATCAGATACCAGACTCTATAGGTAATGATGGGATTAATTCGGTACTTATAGATGTACAGATAGACACAAGCAATCCTATTGTTGACAATATGAATGTCTGGATGGAAGGGGTACGACTTTACACTAGTGACTATTACGGGCTATTTAATTTACGTGTCGAGACAAAGAAATCGGTCGACTGGGTGCTGGATGAAAACGATCTACTAGAAGTCCCTGATTTTGAGTCAGGCAGCTTTACAGATAGATTCAACCAACTTACATATACAATTAAACAATTAGTCCCTGACGTATCAGAAGATGCCGTTACTGGTGATTTAGTTGAGGTTGACGTAGAGGCCACATTCCCTGCAGATGGCACACAAATACACACTGATTGGCTTGCAGAGGATGGAGGTATAGTTAGCTTCGAGTCAGAGCAACTTGATTATGTTACCGAGCTTGAGCAAGCGTACTATTGGGCTATGGTCGATGCGAGAATATCCCGTCAACCAAGAACATTAAAGATAAAAGTTGGTGAAGAATACTGGCTGTCTGAAGTCGGTGATGTAATAAGCTTCTCATCTACTATAATGGGAACAACAGATCAATTATGGCGCATAGATGAAGTCGCTGAAGAAGAGGGTGATGTTGAGTTAACTCTTGTTGCATACAGTGACAGTTTTTACACTCCAGACCCTGATGTTATACCTAACCCCACTGCAATTGCAAAC